CCGATGTTCGCCGCCGTGAACGCTGGTTTCGCTTCGAGCGCATTCAGTGTCCTCAGTGTGGCGGGTTTTGCACGGCCGCCACCGGTACAATTCTGCACAAGTCAGAGTTTGACCAGCGGGAGATAGTTCTTCTCGCTCTATTTATTCAACTTGACCTGACCGATCGGAAGATCGCCGAGATCATGCGGTGCTCTTCGGAGACGGTCCGCACCTGGCGCAGCAAGTTTAAGGTCCTGACTGGAGGCATCTAAATGAAACTTACCATCCCCAAAACCACCCTCGCTTCTACCTTGTCCCGCGTCCAGGGCATCTGTTCAGGCCGCAACACCATGGCCATTCTCTCCAACGTCCTTCTGCATGCGTGGCCCAAGGCGCTGCACCTGTCCGCCACCGACCTGGAGGTCGGCTACACCACCATGGTCGAAGGCGCCGTGATCGAAAAAGCGGGCAAGATCACCCTGCCCGCCAAAAAATTGCACGAGATCATAGCCCACATCCCCACCGACAACGTCACCCTCGAACTGTGCGAAGACAACTGCCGCGTCAACATAACCGGCGGCACCTACTTTTCCACCCTGGCCGGGATCGCCGCCGATGAATTCCCCGCCATGCCCCCGGTTAACGGCGACACCTTCGACCTCGACGCCTCCGCGATCCTCCGGCTGCTTGGCCACGTCGATTACTGTATGTCCAAGGACGAAAAGATGTACCACCTCTGCGGCGTCCTCCTCCAGGTACAGACCCGCGAAGAAGAAAACCTTTCACCCCGGCTCATCGCCGCCGCCACCGACGGTCACCGCCTTGCCTGTGACAGCAGTGCCCTGCCGGGCGAGCCCCGGCCGGTACCGAAAGACCTGCTGCGCGGTTGCATTGTCTCCCGCAAAGGAGTCGGCGAACTGAAAAAACTACGCACCGAAGGCATCCTTGTTATCACCATCGCCGGCAACAATCTGTCCATCACCACCGAATATGAAACCTTATTTTTGCGCCTTGTTGACGGTGAATTCCCAAACTGGCGGGCCATCGTCCCTGCCAACATCGCCGGCACCATTGAAACCAAGCGCAGCCCGCTTATAGACGCCCTCGACCGCGTCAGCCTCCTGTCCGCGGACAATCACCGCGGCACAACCTGGGACATAGCCGAAGGTGGCATCAACTTCCGGGCCACCAACCCCGAACTCGGCGAAGCTTCAGATCGGGTAACCGCCGTAGTCGGCGTCGATCCCCGCGAATTCAGGCTCAACGCCAACTACATCAACCAAGCGCTTACCTCCATGGATTGCGGCATCGTTCAGATCCACCTGCCAAAAGACGAACTGAGCCCGATCAAGATCACCCCCACCTGCGAAGAAGAGCCCTTCGCCGTTATCATGCCAATGAGGCTTTAGGAGAGTTCGATGGCAAACACATCAATAGATTGGACCGACAAGGTCTGGAACCCGACGACCGGCTGCACCAAAGGTTGCTCCTACTGTTATGCAAGAAAAATGGCGCACCGGCTTAAAAGAATAGGACAAGCGAAGTACTCCGGAGGGTTTGCCCCCGCGTGCCACCCGGCAGAGCTATCCAAGCCGCTTCACTGGCGGAAACCGTGCCGCGTTTTCGTCAACAGCATGGGCGATCTGTTCGATCCTGCCATCCCGGACGACTTTATCCGCCAGGTGATAGAGGTTATCGCTTCCACACCTCACCTGACATACCAGATCCTTACAAAATTCTCCGCCAGGATGGAGAATTTCTTTCAGGAAGTGACCCCTGCCCATGAAATAGATAATCTGTGGGTCGGTGTCACCATTGAAAACCAGTTCACCTTCAAGCGCTGGTGGGACCTCTACTACGCTAACGTAGCCCACCGCTTCATCAGTTTTGAGCCACTCACCGGCCCGATTCGCTTCGATTGCATCCACTGTCACGGCAAAGGCCATTACGACGACAATTTCAACACCCCCTGCCCGGTCTGTAAAGAAGCCGGCACCACGATGGACCGGATAGACTGGGTCATTTGCGGCGGAGGTACCGGCTCTAAGGCATCAGCAATGTCTGTCAGCTGGGTTCGTCACCTTCGCGACGAGTGCGTTTCGAACAATATTCCTTTTTTCTTTAAACAGTGGGGAGAGTGGGCGCCAAGCATACTGGAAGTCGTTGAAGGCAGCGTAAACCATACCAACGGGCGTTACTGGCCCGTGTTTGACCGCACTTGTCAAGGTGTTATGAGAAAAATCAAGGCAACATCCATGATCGACTCCGCATGGTGGCGGCAGTTCCCGGAGACAGCGCGATAACATGCCCACCCCCGCCCGCGACATAGCTCTGGACACTGAGCAGATCCTTACCGACGCCAGAGCCAAGGCCCTGCGAGCCGTGAAGAAAAGTGCCACTGCCGCCAACCTCAAAAACCTTGAGGCTGCAGAGAAAGCTGTGCGCGACTTCCAGGCGGCCAAATCGGCGGAGGCGCATCCGGGCGAGCGGCGGTTGAAGAATATCCCGGACGTTCACGCCTACCTCACCGAAGAAAAGAAGTACAAAGTCAGCGAACGGAAGCTCTATGAAGACAAACGCCTCATCATCAAACAGCCGGACGGCTCATACCTTGCCAAAGATGCTGAAGACTACGCCAACCGGTTTCTGCCGAAGCTGGACGGTTCCGACGATACCGAAGGCGGACTTGCCAAGATAAAGCAGCAGAAGGAAAACGAGCTTCTCGACGAAAAGATTCAGCGCGAACGGCGCCGCAACAAGGTAGAGACCGGCAAACTCATCCTTCGCAGCAGGGTAGACCAGCAGCTGGCCGCCCGTGCCGCCTTCATTTGTTCCGATCTGGACCTGTTCGGGCATAGCCAACTACCCGAGGTAGTAGAACAAGTTTTAGATGCCAAAGCCGCCCCACCGGAAGTCGCCGATTACATCATCGAACTCAAGACACGGCTGGTACCGGAAATGATTGCGGCCTTCCTGAAAGAAAAAAAGAAATGGATGGACCGCTACTCCCAGCCCCTGCAGTTTCAAGCGCCGCTGGCGTCGATCCTGGAAGAGATGGAAGAGGACCTTGAGGAAGAATAATGCAAGCCCCCGCCGCCAACATAACGCAGCCATCCATGTTCTTCCCCTTCCGCTTTTCAGCGGCCGAGCGCGACGTCTTCCGCGCCGAGGAAGACCTGAAGATCTCCGAATGGGCGGAAAACAACATCCACGTCCCCAGGGGTGCGCATGTGGGCCGGTACCGGAATGAGCTGAACCCCTACGGCGTCGACGTCATGGACTCCTGGCAACTGCCCCACGTGCGCGAAATCAACGTCTGCGCCCCACCCCAGGCCATGAAAACCATCACCGCTCACACCTGCGCCGGCTGGGCCTGGAAGAACGCCCCCGCCGAGATGATGATGATCATGCCGGACCGTGGCGAAGTCAAAGAAGTCATGGAAGACCGGCTCATTCCCATGCTGCAGAACTCTCCCGAGCTGGCCCGGCACCTGTCAGACAACCCTGACGACACCAGCAAATTTCACGTCAAGGGCAACCACGGCGCCGTCATTTACACCGCCTGGCCCCGCAGCGCCGCCAAGCTCGCCGGGAAGCCGGTCAAATACCTTTTTTTCGACGAAACCGACAAATACCCGGATTTCGTCGGCAAGGAGACCGACCCTTTCAACCTCGGCGAGAAACGCAAGCGTACCTTCCGCCACACCTACAAGATATATCGCAGTTCCACACCCACCGTCGAAACCGGACCGATCTGGCGTTTCCTCAACGGCTCCGCCGTCATCAAGCACTGGCAGGTTTACTGTCCCGACTGTGGCGTCGGCCACGTCATGCACCGCAAAAACCTGCGCTACCCCAAGGACAAGACCCCGGCCGAGATCATCCAGGGGAAGCTTGCCCGCTACGAATGCCCCAACTGTGAAAGCAAGTGGACCGACACCAAGCGCAACTTCGCCACCCGCTGTGGCGAATGGATCATTGTCAAAGGACACGACGTCCCCTACTCCGTCAGCATAGGCTATCACCTGTCCGGTTGCGCCGTTATGGACATATCCCTGTCGGAAATCGCCAAAAAGGAAATAGAAGCCAAGACCGACACCGCCGCCGCCATCGACCTGGCAAACGACTACGACGCCGAACCCTATGTGCCGGACAAAAAACAGCGCAAAGAAGACAGCATTCTCCGGCTGATAGACATGTCCATGCCGCGCCACATAGTGCCGCGCAACGCCAACAGCCTAATAATTTGTGCCGACGCCCAGAAGATCGGCGCCCATTACGAAGTCCTCGCCTTCGGCTGGGGTCGCGAGCTTACATGCTCGATCATCGATCACGGCTATGTCGAGGACGAAGACCACCTGAAGCGGATCGCCTCCCGCGACTGGTACGATGCCGACGGCAGACTGTACAAATGCCGCGCCGGCTTCATCGATTCCGGCGGCGGCACGTCCCCCAAGAACCCGAAGCATAGCCGAACCGACGAGATATACAGCTTCTGTATAGAAGACAGCTTCTGGCACCCGCTGAAGGGCAAACAGCGCCAAACCACCCCCGTCAACTGGACCCGACTCGACTACTTCCCCGGCCGTGAGGGGCAGAAGGTAGCCATTCCCGGCGGCCTCGTGCTCTATACCCTTGACACGACCTATTACAAGAACAAACTCGCCCGCAAGCTGCAGATAGACCCCGGCAACCCCGGCGCGATCCACCTGCACAACGGCTTCACCGTCGAAGAAATGGAAGCCTGGACCGGCCCCCATTCCCTGCAGGAAGAGAGCTACAACCGCTGGAACGACTACGCAAAGCAGATGTGCGCCGAAGTCCAGGACGAACGCGGCCTCTGGGACAACCCGAAGCGGCTGCCAAACCATCACTGGGACATCGGCGTGTACCGCTATGCCGTTGCCGACCTGCTTTTCATCGGCGACGAGAAACCGGAACACGAAGTTACAGAAGATAGAGAGACGAAAAGACCTGAACCAAGACAACAGAAATCGCGGAGGTGGTAGATGGCTGAAAAGTTGAACAATTTATTGATCGGAATGAAGGCGATCTGCCAGTTTCTGAATGGGATCAGCGAAGCCACCGCCCTGAAATGGCACCGCGAACTGGGGCTTCCGATCAAGAAAACCAGCCAGTCGGGCTACTGGGTGGGGTCACGTACAAAAATAGAGGAATGGTCGCGTAATGTCACAGAGTAACTTTTTCTTTACAACCCCTTATGAGTTTGGCTATAGTTGCTGCATCCAAAGTCAGAAGGGGCGCCGCTCCCTACAAGCGGCACATTCGTTTCAAAGACACCGAACGCATAGTCTTTGAAACCGGCATTGCTTTCACCAAGCGTGCCCTGGATGCGCCCTAACCGTAAGGCGGGCGGCGGCTCTTTTGACCCGTGGATAGTCCAGGGCACGCTTTTTTTGTGCTCAAAATCCAAAGTCAAAGGAGGTGCATCATGAAGAAAGGGAAAGCCAAGACAGCGGAAGAGAAAATCAAAAAGATGGAGCTGCTGATGACCAGCGGAATGGATGAGGCACTTATTTTTGCGGCCTTCTGTTTCATCCTTTTCCCGGCACAGTGGGGCAGGTACCACAGAAACACAGCGGGAGGTGGCGCATGAAAGGCCGGAATATGGAAGCCAAATTGCAGACCGCCGAGCGGATCATGGGCTTAAACGTTGACACCGGGGCCAAGGTGCTGGCAATCTTCCTGTTGTTTGTACCGAAATTGTCGAAGACCGTAACCCGCAGCTTGGTGTCCGGAGGTGTGGCATGAGCAGGCATGAAATGTTTGAAGAAGTTCAGGATTCGCCGGTAGGCTTTCCCTCACAGGATGAGTTTATGACGGCATTTCAGGACATGATAATGGCGAAGCTTGCGGGCGGTTTTCCCATGGCACGGCTGCGCGAGATGGACCATACCGTGACGGTCCAAAAGGGAAGTACAACCTACTCGATGGTGGTCAATATTTCGGAGTTCGAATCTGATCCAGGTGCGCCGCTGTTGGTGATCATAAAACAGCCGAACATCGCTGAAAGGAAGGTCGGATATCAATTCAGCGGGCTTTTACACTAAGGGGTCGGCGCAAAATTGCGCCGACCCCCCCTAGTTTTCTTCTACTGGGCGCAAAATTGCGCCGAGTTAAAGACTAAGGAGGATAAAATGGATCAACTTGTAACTTTTGAGAAAGGGGAAGCCCTAACAAATACGCTGATTATTGCCGAGGGCACCCAAAATGAACATGCTAGTGTTATAAATCTGGTCAGAAAATATACTTCAGATTTGGAAGAATTTGGCCCTTTGCGATTTGAAATCGCGAAGGGTAAGCCTCTTCCCCAGGGAGGGTTTGCAAAGTCAACCGAATACGCCCTTCTTAATGAACAACAAGCCACTTTACTTTTGACCTACATGAAAAACACTCCTATCATTCGAAAATTCAAAAAGTCTCTGGTGCGAGCTTTCTTTGAACTATCACGTGAACAGGTATTTTTCGAGAACAGCAGGAGCGTCAACGTCAACATGGCCCACACCCGCGGCATTACCAATCCTCACGGCCTCGATATCCGCTACACTCTCGACCTTACCAAGATTGTTATGCACCCCACCCGCACCAGCATCACGATTCTTGAGCGTCTCGCCGGAGTGCCGATGGATGATATCTTGGCGGAGATGCCCACGGTCGGCCTCGGCAACCCCCACGCTTCAGTTTTGGCCTTCAGCAAGGAACGCATCAAAGAATCTGCCGGCGCACGGGTGGAAACCGCCGCCGTATATGCAGCCTACCGGGAATATTGTGCGAAAGAAGGCATTCTTCCCATGCCCATGAACAACTTTGGCCGCAGTCTCAGGCTGCTTTTGCCGTTTATTGAGGATGCACGCGGCCCCTCCGCTGGTGGGCACCGTCCCCGCTGTTACGCAAATATTGCACTTGCAGAGGCGAAAGACCCTCTGCAGCACTGAAAAAACTGGTCAGGACGGTCCAAAATTGGGCCGTCCTTCCCGCCTTAAAAAACCCTGTCAACCTAAAATGACCGCAAATAACCCCAAATGACCGCAAATAAGGCATAAATACCCGCAAATAGCCTCAAATCCCAAAATCCCAAAAAACCGCCCTTATAATTTCGACATTATCGAAAAAAGGGCGGTTTTTTCATGGCGACACCCGTAGTTTTCACAACATGGTCGGCACTCTATACAGCGTTGCTGAACGCCTACGCCGACTTTGTCGCCAACCGCATTCAGACCGCACAATACCAAATCAACACCGGCACCACCGTCCGCAGTTTTACCTTCCAGGACCCCGACAAGATTCTTAAAGCCATAAAAGAGGTCAAACCGCTGGCCGATATGGAAAGCGGCGCCGCCGTGGGCCGCACCTTTGCCAAAAACGGAGGTGGTCGATGGCAATAACACGCCGCTCCGGTCTCTTTGCCCCGTCGAGCCTGCTTACCAGTGGCAGCCGCAAAGAGCGCCAGTATGCCGCCGCCAAGGTCACCCGCCTCACCGGCGACTGGATCCCCGCCAACCAGGATGTCAACACCATCATTCGCACCTCGGCGCCGATGCTTCGCGCCCGAATTCGCCAGCTAATCCGTGATTTTCCCTACTTCGACCGCGCCGCCGACATTCTGGTCGACCTTACCGTCGGCGACGGCATGCCGTTTCAGTCGCGGGTGCTGAATCCCGCCTGGAAACCGGGCAGCAAGGAAAAGAAATTTGACCGCCAGGCCTGCCAGAGCATCGAAGACGCCATCTCCTGGTGGATGGAAGAAGCCGACGCATCGGGCCGGATGCACTACAACGAAATGGAACGGCTTGCCAAGCGGCAGGATGCGGAAAGCGGCGAGTTCCTGTTTGTCAAAACCATCCTCAAGGACAAGAAGCGCTTCATTCCCTACTCGCTGATGCCCTACGAAATCGACTGGCTATCGTCCAGTTTTTCGCAACTTGCCGCCGGCAACGAAATCGACCAGGGCAAGGAATTCAACCCCCACACCGGCCGGATCGTCGCCTATCACTTCGCCGTTCCGACCGGGTACGGCGGCTATTCGCTCACCGCGTCCACCAGGACCATCCGCGTCCCTGCCGAATACGTTATCAACGGCTTCGAAACCCTGCGCCCCGGCCAACTGCATGGCGTCTCCGATTTCGTCACCGCCGTCATGATCGCCCACGACCTGGGGGACTACATCGATGCGACCATCGACACCGCCAAGCTGGCCGCCAAATACCTCGCCATTGTCGAAACCGTAGACGCCGCCGGCTTTCAAAACCTTCGCACCCAGGCAGGAACCGGGGCCGATACCGGCAAGAAGCTTGAACACCTGGAAAACGCCATTATCGAGTACCTGCGCCCCGGTGAGAAAATCAATTTTGCCAAAAACGACAGTATCGCCCAGTCCTTCGACCCCTTTACCAAGTTCGTGCTGCACATGCTGTCCGTCGCCACCGGCGTTCCCTTCTCCATCCTGACCGGCAATTACGGCGAGTACAACTACACCACCCTGCGCGGCGAGCGTCTCGACACCCGCAGGATCTTCTTGCCGCAGCAGAACCGTCAGGTCCGCCAGTTCTCCAGCCCCGTTATCCGCGACGTCATTGACTGGTCCGTCATGGCAGGCCGGATTATCCTGCCCGGCTACTGGAAAAACCAGCGTGCCTTCTGGCGGGGCGTTTTTATAACCCCCGGCGGCGAGCCCATTGACCCATTGCGCGAAAGCAAGGCAAACCGCGACGACATGGCCGCCGGCCTCCAGTCACCCCAGGAGATAGTGGCCCGGCGCGGCCGCGACCTCGAAGACGTGTACGACGAGCTTGCCGAAGCTCAGGAAATGGCCCGCGAGCGTGGCCTTATCTTCGATATCAACACCGATACCGCCATGGCGAATAATCCGGCGGCGGTCGGCGCTTCCGAAACTGGAGACGAGGAAGGAACACCCGAACAGCCACGAACTGACAAAACAGCCCCCGCACCAGGGGCACAGACTATTGTTTCAATCAAGGAACAAACCGACGCTTACGGTGTTGCCGTTAGGGCCGGGGCACTTACACCACAAATAGAAGACGAAGAATTCTTCAGAAAGCAGTCAGGCCTTCCCACCTTATCGAACAAGGTTAAAGAAGCTTGGGTGCAGGATGGCGGAACCCGTAGACCTATAACATTGAAATCCGGAGAAGCCTTTGACGCTGAACAGGATCAAATAGCCGGCACAAGTACGGAAGAAACCTCGGAGGAGTAAACAATGCCCAAAAAACGCAACGCCGGGAAGGCAGCATCCGGCATGAATTACCGGGCAGTACCGCTGAAAAAAACCGAAACTGGTACCCCTGCCACCCTCGACGAAGCAACCCGCTCCGTTGAGATCGTGCTTGCCACCGAAATGCCGGTCACCGTGTTCGATTGGGAACGCTGGGAACCAGTCCTGGAAGTCCTACTCATGTCCGGCTGCCAGGTTCCACCCAACAGACAGGTACCGCTGCTCGATACCCATATGCGCTACGACACGTCCACCGTCATCGGTTCCTGCCGCGAACTGGTGGTGAATGGCTCGGAACTTCACTCTCGTGCTCATTACAGCACGGCGCCCGAGGCCGAAGGCCCCTATCTGAAAATGACTGAAGGCCACCTCACCGACTATTCCGTCGGCTACCGGTACGACAAGAAAGACGCCATCTATGTGCCGGAAGGAGAAAACGCCATCATTGACGGCCGCACCTTCACCGGGCCGGTCAAGGT